TATATGGGCCACCTGCTGTTCTATTAAATTGTCTAGGCACACCTGAGTCAGGATTTCCTGCATTATCAAGAGCTCCATAATTACCATCTTTAAAATAATATCTATAATATGATTCCCACATAGCAGTTGTTACACCATAATTATCATCATGGAATACAATGCTTATAGGATCATATTGAATTTTTTTTTGAATTTTTCTTTTTTTATTATACGCAAAAACTGTATCTGTATCAATAGAATATTTAGGTAGTTCTACACCTTTTACTAACATATTTAATTCTGTTCCGTGTTTAGATATTGGTGGATCAGATTTTAATACTGATTCATTTAGAGTAAATGCTACGTGATATAAAAATTTTACTTTAGGTGCAAGTCTAAAACTATCATCAACATATAGTCTAGCCGCATGAGCGAAATCACCAAGATTACCTTTTGGCGATAAGGTACCGCTTTTTAAATTATCTAAAAATCCATTTAATAAATTTGCCATATACAGTATTTATCGAGTAGAAAAACAGGGTAGAGAATAAAAAAGGCGCCTTAGCGCCTCCTCTATTAGTGGAATTTTAAATTTTGTTATTATGCACCACCACCAGTGATTAAAGTATTAACTGTTCTGCCCACTGACGTACCTATTCCTGTACCTTGTGGTGTTTGTATAGCATTATCATAATGCATTACTAACGTAACAGTTACTGGTTCACTAGAGTTGTATGCTAAAGTGTTATAGTTTGCTGATTGAACATAGCAACCATATAATTCATATGTTTCTAAAATATTAACTACATTGGCACCATTTGCACCGTCAGTTACTTCTATTCTAGTTACGAATTTGTAATCTGCACCTGAAGCCGCCGCAGATTGTTCAAAGAAATCAAATTGTTTTTGTAGTTGCTCGCCAACTAATTTTTGAACATTATTTGCAACATCTTCTCTTAATGTTAATGTAATTGGTTCCCAAGTATGTTTACCTGCTAAAAATACTTTAGAATTGTAAACATCTATTGTTGTGTTTTCAAAACTTAAATTAGGTCTTGTAACGTCAACAACTTGTTTTGTTAGTTCAGTTGTAGGAGTTGATACACCAAAGTTTTCTAATGATACTCTAAAACGATATTGTAATTTAGGCATCAATAGACCTTGATTACTAGCTGATTGGCTAGAATTCAATGGTACTGTAATCTTTGATAGTGTCGATATACTCATTTGTTTCTCCTATAGTATTTATCTTATTATAAACCTGCTATTTCACCAGTGTTTTTAAGTCTTAATGGAATGTATATAAATTCCACTGCTTTAACTGGCTCTATTGCTATGTCTAAATAAAGTTCGTTTCTGTCTATTCTTGCAGGTGTGTTGTTTGATTCATCACACACTACTAAGAAGTCGTATAATGCTCTGTTACCTACTAATTCAAGTAATAGGCTGTCTGCTTGAGCTTTAATTTCATCTCTTGTAATTTTATCATTAGGTTCAAACACAAAAGGTCTAGCCAATTTGTTTAATTGACTTCTAATGTAAATTACTAATCTTGAAACATTAATTCTGTCTAAAGATGAAGTTGCACCTGATCTAGTTTTTTGTCCATAGTTAACTAAACCTGCACCTGTTATGAAAGTAATTGGATTAACGTTATTACTGTATAAAGTATCTCTTTGACCTTCATTTAATGCTGACGCAGTAAATTCACCTTCGCTATTAATGTAACCAGTTGAAGAAGCATTCGTTATAGTACCTCGTCTAGTTCCTGCTGGAGCAAACCATGGATAAGAAACTTGATCGCTTAAAGCAATCGTTCTAAGCATCATGTGACTTGCTGGAACAGTTATGTTTTTGCCGAAGTTATCGCTTGTAAATCCTGATGGATAAAATACTCCAAGATAATCATTTGAAGTTACAAGTCCTTTGTCGTTATCTTCAACTGCTGAATTAACGTTCGTTGCCCAATCGCTTAATGATGTTGAATCTGAAGACAATCTAAACGGAGCATCACCAACTATAAATGCTGATAATCCTCTGTCAGTGTTTAAGCTAACTAGTTCTCCAATTAATTCTGGATAGCCAGGAGCCGCAACTAAATTGAATATTCTAGATTCATCATCTCTAATATCTTGATTAGCATTAACTAATGCTTGTAGTGATTGTACTACAACTTTTCTTTGTGATTTTCTTCCAAATGCACCTGAACCATCTGAATTATTAGCTGATTCTGTTACCCATCTGTGAGCATAATAACCACTCATTGATACATCACCCATTCTAGTATTATTAGCTGTTGTATCTACATAATTTCTTGCAAATTTCTTAACATTAAATCCACTTCTACGTAAATTGAATAACAATGTTCCTTTTGGATATAATGCTGGATCTGGAGCATCAGTATCTACATAATCGCTTGATAGTAAAGCAACAATTGTAGCATCTGTTGTATCTGCACCTGCAGTTGAACTTCTAGCGTCAGCGAATACAACACCATCTTCTGTTGTTTGATCACTGTTGTCTACTGCAACCCATTTAAGAGAAGTTGCATTCCATTTATTAATTTTAGGATAATTTTCTAAGTCTGAAGAATCAATCCAAATGTCACCTTCTACTAATGCTGTTGCATCTGATTGTGTAGTAGGTGCTGTAGCTTTTACTTGTGGTCCTGCTGGATCTGTTCCTGCATTTACAGTTAAATATCCATCCCATTTAGATCCATTGTGTTCCATAATATCAACGGAATCAATAACTGAAGAATACCAAAGTTGACCATCTGCCGCAAGTGATGTTGGAGCCGTTGCTGAAGCTGTATATGTTAATACTGTCCAGTTAGAAGCTCTCCATTGTTTAGGATTTGTTGCCGCATCTGTACCTGGCTCATATTCCATATTAGTTGTTGTGCTTGAGAAACCAGCTAATGCTAATACTCCGCCAGTATCAGTAATATGCATTTCACCACCGTCATTGTGTGAAATTACAACTCTGTTTAAACTGTCAACAGTTGCACTAACGTTAACCATTCCTGCACCATTAATTCCTGCCGCAATAACATCTGAGTCTGTTGCCGCCGCTGTAGTTGTTACTGAAATAGTAGACGCAGATGACATTGCATCTTGTCCAACTATTGATTCAGCAATATTAAATGCGTATGTACCGCCTGTTACTTGCGTTGCAATTACACTTGAAGTAATTGATGTGTTACCTGTATTTGCTCTTCTGTATGGTCTTAAATCTAATTCAGTTGTACCATTATCGTAGTTTATATATGTTGTACCAACAGCAAGATTTTTTCCACCGCCAACTCTATCTAAATTGTAGATAGCATTGTTACCACTTGAATATAAAGGTGATGTTAAATCTTCCCATAATTTAGTAGTTGCATTGAATTTTTTGATTTTATAATTTGCTCCTAAATTAGGAGTTGTTGTTTTAATCCAAATTGAACCTGATGGTCTTCCTGTTGAAGAACTATTTCCACCAGCTGGATTTTTGAAATTTGGAACACTAGTATGAGCTTGAACATCCGCCTTAGGCAAGTAGTAAGTACCTGCCGCAATTCCTAATTCTGTTTCTAAACCTGCGTTACCACCACCGTTTGCTATAACAATTGTATCTGCATAACCACCAGCGCCAGTTCCTTCACTATAAATTTCTAATTTACCTGCTACTGCTCTAGCAGAAATTCCTGTAATTGCCGCGTTAGTAATTGCAGTAACAACTGCCGCAACATCAGTACCACCTGATGTAACTGTTGAACCATTTACTACAAATGTTCCTGTGTTTGTAACTGTTGGATTTGCTACTGTACCTGATACTGTAGCTTGGGATTTTTTCCAAGCCGCTGTTCCTACATTAACCCAAGTATTATCATATCTTTTGAAATAAAGGTCATCGTACGAAGTTGTAGAATTAACAACATAATCACCTACTGCACCAAATGAAGTTTTAGGAATTGAACCGTTTCCACCTGAAAGGTGTGTTGTATCAGTTAATACTGTTGGATAAATTTTTGTGTATGTTTGACCACCTGTAGTTGATGACGCATTACTGTTCCAAGAAAACATACCATAATCTGTACTTGCAGTATCTAACCAGGAAGTTCCTGATTCAGGATCTGCAGTTGCCATTGTAGCACTTGCTTCTAGTTGACCTGTGTCAATTGCCGCTCTTGCCACGTATGCTCTGTTGGCTACACCTAAGTATGAGTAAGCCGCTTGTAAACCGTATTCGTTTAATTCACCACCGTGTATAGGATTATTGTTAGCATCTTTTTTGAATACTGGATCACCAAATGTTTCAGCTAATTCTCTTTGAGACGTCATTAGGTAAACTTTACCGTTGTTTGCGGCTAATGTACCTGTTGCTGTACCTGTACCTGAACTTGAAGTTTTATCTTGTGCTGTTGCCACAAATATCATTGGCACCGTGCCTGGTTCGGCCGGTGTATAGAAACTTTCGTCTATTACGCTTACTTGTACTCCTGGTGAAACTAATGCCATTTTATAATCTCCTGCTTAATATTTCTATTGTTAACGTTATTTATACTATATCAACAAAATATAAGCTATAATTATGTCTAGAAAAGGGCCTGAAAAGGGCAGGTAAATACGTTATATGAGACCTTTATGTAACTATTGTCGTAGGAATCCTTGTGCAATTAACTATCGTAAAAAGGGTATAACGTTTTACAGAAGAAAATGTGAAGCTTGTATTAGGTATGGGGGAACAAGTCATGGAATGCCTAAATGGTATAATGCAGGATACCGTATGAAAGCAAAATGCGATAAGTGTGGATATAAAAGTGACTCAACAGAACAATTTAATGTTTACCATATTGACGGACATTTAACTAATTGTAATTTTAAAAACCTTAAAACGGTATGTGCTAACTGTCAAAGAACTTTACACAAACAAGGATTTAAATGGAAACAAGGTGATCTTGTACCTGATTTCTAAGACCATCTACTGTAGAATTATTATCTAAAATTTTATCAAAGTCTGCTTTTGCCCAAGCCCATTCACTAGGGTGTACATCTTTAGGTTCAACACCTATATCTTGATAAACTCTAAACCATGTAGGTAATTCACCTCTTCTTACCCACCATACTTGACCACCAATACTTTTAATCATTTTAACTTCGTTTTCAAACCTAACATCAGGAATAACCCAGCTAGAATTGGGATTATCTAAAATTTTCTTTTTAGTCATACTAACCCATATACCGTCATAAAAATTATCACGCATACATTCTGTACCAAATTTTTGTAATACAAATCTTGGAGTAATAGATTTACCTACTTCTTTAGACCAATATTCATCTGGTTGTTCACGCCATTGTCTACTTTCATCTGTTTGACCGTCAAGCATAGTTTTGTCCCAATCAAACATCGTAGCAACAGACTCTTTTAATTTGTCTGCGAATGAGATTTTTTTAAATTGATGTTTTTGAATAAGATGGTTAGCTATTGTATCTTTACCACTACCCATTAATCCACAAATACCGATAATCATTTTAATACTATAACGGATAATAGTTATAATGTCAAATGTTATTATTAACCAATTGTGAAGTGATATCCTTGACCGCCGCCAACTTGTAATTTTAGCTCTTCGTCAAGTTTTTCTATTTCGGATTGTGCTTCTTGAATAAGTTGTGGACCATTTAAAGCGGCACCGCCTTGTGGGCCTGCTATTGTGGCAAATTTAGATCTTGCTTGTCCTAGTGCCATTTTACATAATGCTAGAGTATATCTTTTAAGCCATTCTTTAGCAAGATAATCATTTAATAATTCTGTAGTAGGTCTATAATTATAGCAATATAATAGAATTTCTTCTTCTGCTCTAGGTCTCTGTAATAATGTTAATTCTTTGGTTGTAGTATTCCATTTAAATTCAATAAAGCTACCAAACATTCTTCCTACAAGTTCTTGATATTGTGTAAACAAGTTGTAAGTTGATAGTCCACCCATATTTGTACTTGCCAACAAGTATGTATTTGTGTATGCTAAATTGAATGGTTCAAATAGTGTACCACCGTCTCCACCACCTGTTCTAGAACCAATTGAACGTCTATATATTTTTTTAACTTCTATTACTTCTTGTCCTAAGGTATATGCGTTTTGGTCTATTACTGTAGGTAGAAACATATAGCTTTCTTCCACTGAATTGTCGGATCTTTGTCTAAATCTATCAAGTGAATCCTGTAAAGCTGTCTCATAGTGAGGTGGATCTAGCTCTACTTCTACCATACCACCACCTAGCATATTGTATACGTAGTCAAAGATTTCTTGCTTTTGTGTTGCTAAATCTGCCATTTTATATGTCTCTATAGATATTTATCAAGGACCTTGCTATGAATAAATATAACATATGCCAAGAATTAGTCTATATAAACCAGAGAAGGGCCATGATTACGCTTTTCTAGATAAAACAGTTAATGAGATGTTTACTGTGGGTGGTACTGATGTATTTGTACACAAATACCTTGGACCTAAGAATCCTGAAGAAGCAGATGCTACATCTAGCCAACCAAGGTATAATGCTGTTAAAGAAACAAATATTCAAGATATGTTATTCCTTGAAAACAGGGACAGAAAATATGATTCTAGCATTTATCAATTAAGAGGCATTTACAACGTACAAGATATTGACTTTGATATGAGTCAATTTGGATTATTTTTACAAAATGATACGTTGTTTATGACTATTCCTATATCTACATCTGTAGAAACTTTAGGTAGAAAAGTTATGCCAGGAGATGTATTCGAATTACCACATCTTAAAGATGAACACGCCTTAAATGATTTTAATTTAGCATTAAAAAGATACTATGTAGTAGAAGATATAAGCAGGGCGGCAGAAGGATTTAGTGTATCGTGGTATCCTCATTTATATAGAGTAAAATTAAAACAAATAGTAGACAGTCAAGAATTTAAAGGCATACTAGATTTACCTGCAGAAGAAGGATCAAGTCAAACATTAAGAGATGTATTATCCACTTATGAAAAAGAAATGCAAATTAATAATGCCGTTGTTGCTCAAGCAGAAGCAGATACTAAAAAAAGTGGATATGAAACTAGTCATTTATATACATTACAAGTAGATAAACAAGGTAGAAACGAACTTGTTACAACAGATACAAGTACGTTAGATGCTAGTACACAAAATGAATTAGCAGATAGAGTACATCAAACACCTGAAAGAGAAGGGTATGATGGATACTTATTAGGTGATGGTCTTGCACCTAATGGTGAAGTATTTGGTCATGGAATTACTTTCCCAACAGGATCTATTAAAGGTGATTATTATTTAAGAACTGACTTTTTACCAAATAGATTATTTAGATTTGATGGTTCAAGATGGATTAAAATGGAAGATGCATTACGTATGACACTAACTAATACAGATGCAAGAAATACAATGAAGACAGGGTTTGTTAATAATACAGCAACTAATACAATAGGTGGAAAATCAGTACCTGAAAGACAAAGTTTGTCTAAAGCACTTAAACCTAAGGCAGATAGTTAATGAGACTTAGAGAATTTTTAGGAGGCGTGTGGGGTATTCCTATACCGGGCACAGAAAAAGCAGTAGGACTTAAAAAAGTTACTCGAAAATATATGGGTAAAGTTAGAACTTTTTATGAACCAACAAATAAAAAAGCAAATGAAAAATTTAAATTAGAGAAGAAATAATGCAATTTTTTTACGACGGACAAATTAGACGATACATAACTCAAATTATTAGACTAATGAGTAACTTTAGCTATAAAGATGGTGATGGTGTTTTAAGACAAATACCTGTTATGTACGGAGATATGACTAGACAAGTTGCTCATATTGTTAGAGATAATTCAGAAAATAAAATCCCATCAGCTCCAAGAATGGCAATATACATTACTAATTTAGAAATGGCTAGAGACAGATTAGCAGATGCTACTTACGTTAGCAAAATTCACGTAAGAGAAAGAAAATATGATGAATCAGGAAAAGAATATTTAAATGTTCAAGGAGCAAATTATACTGTTGAAAGATTAATGCCTACGCCTTATACATTAGGAGTAAGTTGTGATATATGGTCTACAAACACAGAACAAAAATTACAAATTTTAGAACAAGTTATGATGTTATTCAATCCAAGTTTAGAAATCCAAACTACAGACAATTATATTGATTGGACTAGTTTAAGTGTAGTAGATTTAACAAGTGTACAATTTAGTGGAAGAACAATTCCAACTGGAACAGAAAGTGAAATAGATGTAGCTACTTTAGGATTTACAACACCTATTTGGATAAGTCCGCCAACTAAAGTTAAAAAATTAGGAGTAGTAACTCAAATTATTACTAGCATATACAATGAAAAAACAGGTAATATTGACCTTAGTCAAACAATGCCTGAATTACAAGCATATCAAGATGATTATACTAAAAGTATTAAAGCAGATATTGTTAAAACAGCTGACGGTAAAATTGATACTAGTGTTGCTTACAAACCAGATGTTGATAGTATTGTAGGAACTACAGGCATTCAATATGATGTACTTGTAATGAATAATATTGCACAAATAATAGAAAAAGGTGTTGTAGGAAATGTAAATTGGAATTCTTTATTAGATAGATTACCAGGAAATTACAAAGCAGGAATTAGTACATTATATTTGAATAGAAAAGATGTAAGCACAAGAATTACTGGAACGTTTGCAGTAAACACTTTAAATGAAAATCAATTAATTGTAAATTGGGACACAGATTCTATTCCTACTGACTCTGTTATTCAAGGATATGCAGACGCAAAAGGTACAGTAGATTTTATAATAGATCCATCAACTTATAATCCATCAACTACAAAAGTAGCAGGTCAAAGATTATTATTACTAGGACCTGTAGGAGATGCAGGAAATCAAGACGGTCCAGATGCATGGAAAGGTAATGCAGGAGACTTTATAGCAGAAGCTAATGATATTGTAGAATGGAATGGAACAGATTGGACAATAATTTTTAATGCAAGTGCTAATAATTTAGATGATTCAACAGCATTTACACCTACCTATATTACCAACCTTAATACAGGCATTCAATATAAATGGGATGGCACAAATTGGTTATTAAGTTTCGAAGGCGAATATCGTAAAGGAACCTGGAACATCTCTCTTTAAGATAATTATTTACATGACCCAGAGAATAATTGGTTGCGGAGCACTTTTCTATACTTTAGACACCCAACGTTTTTTATTATTACATAGAACACAAAGCAAACAAAACCATGTTTGGGGTTTAGTTGGTGGTACAACTACTACTGATTCTAATGCGTGGGTAGGTTTAAAAAGAGAAATTAAAGAAGAGATAGGTGACCAAAAAATTATTAAAACTATTCCAATGGAAACTTTTATCAGTAATGATGAAAATTTCTTATATCATACATATCTCTGTTTAGTCAAAAATGAATTTATTCCTAAATTAAACAAAGAACACGACGGATATTCGTGGGTGACTTTTGGTAGATGGCCAAAGCCTTTGCATCAAGGATTAAGAAAAACATTACAAAATAAAACTAATCAAACAAAATTAGAAACAGTTTTTAAAATGGTTAAATTTATAACATGATTAAAATAATTGGTGATATTATGCTAGATGTATGGGTAGAAGGTCAAGCTAATAGAGTTTCACCTGAAGGACCTGTATTAGTTTTAAAAGAACAAAATAAAAGATATAGTATAGGTGGTGCTGGAAATGTTGCAGTTAATATTGCAAATTTAAAAATATTTTGTGAATTATATGGTGCAGTAGGACAAGATGACTCAGGTAAAAAATTAATAAAATTATTTTTGACACAAGAAATACATCCTAAATTAAATTATGATCATTCTGTTACAACTACTAAAACTAGAATAATAGGTCAAGGTGGTAAACACGTATTAAGATTAGATAAAGAAGAAAATTATTCTAATGAAATTACCGTTGACTGTAATGAAAATGATATAGTAATTGTTAGTGATTATAATAAAGGCGTTATTAAAAAAGATACAATATCTAAATTATTAGAAAAAACAAAATATGTAATAGTTGATCCAAAACAAAGTGCAGATACCTATGATGGAGCTT